AGATCTTTCTGCGAATACTATTCTGTCGTCCCTTAAGTCTTTCCATCGATCATTTTGGTCCTGGTGGTTTGTTCTGATACCTGATTGTTTTTGGAACACGAATTTTATGCAACGTATTGTTCACAAAGTTGTCACATTAAGGGTTAAGTCTTCCCTTGCATGGCTATCTACTATTGTAAACTGTTTGTATGTGGTTTGTTTATACTTATCACTGCAGTTCCCACAGTACCTATATTTGTGGATTTCCATTGCTTTGATCATTCATCTGCTAATGTTAGCAATAGCAAAAGCTACCTATGATTATATTCAGTGGAAACTTGTTACATCGCGTCGTATAATGCCAGCAATTGCAGATTTGCATCGCTCACCTATGATGGTTTTATTACTGTCGTCTGGTTTATTTTTGGCGATTCGAGTACTGTATAAGGCATTTGTGTTTAAGAAAGTATTTGATGCACAGGGTAACTTGCAACCACGTTCTATGGCTGATATAGCTGAACGGGATGCTGAGGCTGATGTGATGAAAACTAAAGATATTTCTCCATTACCGATTTCACCCACTGGACGTACGATAGTTTTGAATGAGATGTGTAACAACGTCTTTTCGAACTTGGTGTATGTACGGCGCATGTCTGATCCAGTTGCATATTGCAATGGACTGTATATAGAGGGCAATCTACTTGTTTTACCACATCATGTGGTTCTCTCTGAACCTACTGAGTACAGGATATATGCTAATGCTACTGATGAAGCACACCCGTTGGGTATAGGTGTTTTATCTACCTACGACATTCAAGTAATTGGCACATCTGATTTGTGTGTTGCTTCATTGAAGCGTTCGCCAGTGCGTGATATTTCGCGCTATTTGGCTACTGCATCTATTGATCAATCAGCAACACTCGTTTGTTATCGAACACGTGAGGGCTTCGGACTTCGAACTCCCACATTAGCAAACAAAGGGAGTGTCATTGTGGCTGGCGTACAGCAGAATGGCTATATATATGAATTCGCTGGAGCTACTTTTGGTGGTTTGTGTGGTGCTGTATTGGTTGCTGACAAAGCTATACCATTTATATATGGCATTCACACGGCAGGTGCTACAGGTAAAACTGGAGCATTTGCTAGCAAGCTAATCAAGAGTGAGTACGAAACAGCTCGTGATAAATTATATGCAGCACATATCTCCATGATGCCTACAGCGTCTATGGGGACAATGCCCACCGAGTTATTCGACAAGAAAATTTTGTTGGATGACAAGTTGCATGCAAAGTCACCACTGAATAACAAACCTGGTACAATTGAGATTTTTGGATCATGTGCCGGCCGCAGTAAACATTTCAGTGAAGTAACCTCTACACTAATTTCTGATGATATTGATGAAGTGTGTGGTAATACTCAGCAATGGGGACCACCTGCTTTTAAGAAAGGTCATATGTGGGAGGAAGCACTAGATGTTTTGGTTGAACCACACCCTGGTATTGATCGAAAATTGCTGGATAAAGCAGTTGACGATTATGTACACCAAATTTCGCCAGCTTTTGAAGGTGATTTTGCAAAGGATGTTAAACCACTTGACAAGATTGAAATTGTGTCAGGTATTGATGGCAAACGATTTGTTGATGCTATGCCTGCTGGAACTTCTACTGGCTTCCCAATGAATTGTCCGAAGAGAGATATCTTAATAGAC